ATAGTCGACGGCCTAGAGACTATGTTCGGAAACTAGGAGGATATAATTATGGCAAATACTACATTTTCGGGACCGGTCAGATCAGAAGCTGGCTTTCAAGTCGCGACTAAAAATACAACAACAGGTGCAGTTACAACTAGAATGAGTTCAGGTATGCCTGACTTAACTGGTTTAACTAAAAACGATTTAGCAACAGCAGCTAACGTTACTTTAACAGCAGACGCAGTTAATATTGTAAACTACACAGGAGCAGCAGCTTGTGCTGCAGCTTTACCTGCAGCAACAGCAGGAACAGTATGTGTTTACATGCAAGCAGTTGACACAACTGGTGGAACTAACACTCTAACTTTTGATGCAGCTGGAACTGATGTTTGGGCAACTGGTTCAGTTATTGAATCAAGAGCAGGTGGAGAGGCAGATATTGATATCTCTACAGCAGGTGAAACTCAATTAGTTTTTACAGCAGCTAACGCAACAACAAACTTATTAACTGTTGGCGGACAAATTGCTTTCATTTGTTATGAAACAGGCACTTGGCATATTGCATCATCATTAGCGAGAGAAACAACTCAAACTACTGGTGCATTTGCATTTGCATCGTAATAATTAATTAGTGTGGGGCTCCGGCCCCACATAAATTTTAAGGAGAACAAATGGCAACAGACATAAAAGCAAAACGATTTACCGATGGTACAGCAGCCTCTGCGACTGTTATTGCTGCAGCTCAAACTTTAGGAGGAGCAGGTAATATGACTCTTGCAGGAACAGCTGCAACTTTCGCTGGTAGTAACATGGGTCAAAAAATTACTTTAGTCTCAGGTGGTAATATTTCTGCTGTTACTTTTACGATCACTGGAACTGACTCAACAGGTGCTTCACAAAGTGAAGAATTGACAGGTCCTAATTCAAGCACAGTAACATCAACAAAATATTATAATACAGTCACTCAAATTGCAGCTTCAGGAGCGGTAGGAACTAATACTTCTTCAGGCGTTGCAGCTGATCAAGGTGGAACATTATTTGCTGGAAGAACTAGAGTTAGAGGAATGCATGCAGTAAATGCTGGTGCAGGAACTATACTTTTTAATAATTCAAGTATTGATGGGTCAGAAATTTTAGGTGTTACTGTAGATGCAGGAGACTTAGATCCATACATTCCAGATGATGGAATGGTTTTTGATTCAGGTGCTTTCATAAAAGTAGATGTTGGAGTAATCACAGGCTTAACAGTATTCTTTGACGGCTAGGAGGCTAAATGGCTAATACTACCTCTGGAACTACAACTTTCGATAAAACTTTTTCTATTGAGGAAATAATAGAAGATGCTTTCGAACGTATCGGATTAAATTCTGTAGCAGGTTATCAACTTAAATCTGCTAGAAGATCTCTTAATATCTTATTTCAAGAGTGGGGTAATAGAGGTATACATTATTGGGAAGTAGGCTCAACAAATCTAGATCTTATAGAAGGTCAGGCGGACTATGATTTTTTTAGATCCACTGGAGATGGAACGTCAGCAACAACTACAAATCCTGCTAGTGTGTTTGGTATATCCGATGTTCTTGAGGCACAATTAAGATCTAATAGAACTCAGACAACACAATCAGATAGTCCGATGACTAAAGTAGATAGATCTACGTATGCAGGATTCTCAAACAAATTATCTAAAGGAACACCTAATCAATATTGGGTAGAGAGATTTATAGATAAGGTTACGATACACGTTTATCCAACACCAGATTCCACAAACGCATCTAAAGACATGCATTTCTTTTTTATAAAAAGAATACAAGATGTTGGAGATTATACGAATGCAACAGATGTACCGTTTAGATTTGTTCCTTGTATGGTATCAGGACTTGCATATTATTTATCACAAAAATATCAACCACAACTCATACAGGCTACAAAATTAGCTTATGAGGATGAATTAGCTAGAGCGTTAGCAGAGGATGGTTCAGCTTCTAGCACATATATTACACCAAAAGCATACTACCCAGGAGCATAATGCCAAAATACGCAACAGGTAAATACGCAAAAGCAATATCTGATAGATCTGGTATGGAGTTTCCATACAAAGAAATGGTTAGAGAATGGAATGGTTCTTTTGTGCATGTATCTGAGTTTGAACCAAAGCAACCACAATTAGAACCAAAGCCAATGGCTGCAGATGGTGTTTCTATAAGAAATGTTAGATCAGATAGAAATGAACCACCAACTGCAATTCTTTTACCAAAAGATCCTTTTACAATTACGAATGGTAGTGCAACTTTGACTGTTAGCCTGCTTAATCATGCTTTAGAAGTTGGAGATTTTGTATTATTTTACAATCCAGCTAGTAATGATCCTACACAAAGTTTTAATTTAGGAACAAATCTTTTTCCAATATTTGCAATAGGAGATGCAATCACAGCTTCAGCAACCACAGCCACGTTTGATAGTAATACTAATTTTCCTACAGCAGGTTTTTATTTTGTACAAAGTTCAACTTCGCCTAGTGCAACAAATCCTGATTATGTTCCTGTGGTTCAAAGAGAAGTTATACAATATACAGGTAAATCTGGAGGACAAACTTTAACAGGTTTATCTAGAGGAACTAACGCTCCATTTAGAGGAGAGACACCTAATAGCACAGAAGCCACAGCACACTCTGCAACGACTGTTTTTCCAGGCTTAGAAATACAATCTGTAACAACAAGAACAGAACAAACAGGAGCCATGCCAGCTACAAAAACAGTTAATACAGGCTTCACTGTTACCTTGCCTTATAACGCAGTTGGTAATATAATAGGTGGTGGAGAAAACATTTATGTTAGTCCAATGATAAGAGGTATATTATGATAAGTTATATTTGGAATAAAATTAAAAATATATTTAGTCCTGAAAAACAAGATCCACATCTTGTTTTATATGAACCTGTTGAGCACACACATAAAAATGGTGTTACACATTCTCATAAAGATGGAGATGTTCCACATGAACATCCAGAACCTTGTACTAAACACATATATTATAGAAAAAGCTGTCCAGTTTGTAGAGAGCTAAGACAGGCAGGGATTATTTAATGGCTGGATTAAGTGCATCAGGATTAAAAACACAAATAAGAAGTTACACTGAAACAGATTCAAATGTTTTAACAGATGCTGTTTTAGAAAATATTATTTTAAATGCACAGTATAGAATATTTAGAGATGTCCCTATTGATGCGGATAGAAAACAACAACTTGGTAATTTAGTTACAGGTCAAGAAACAATTAACGCTCCAGCAGGTGCAGTTTTTATAAGAGGTATACAAGTTTACGATTCAACATCAGCTACAACTGGTGCTAATGTTTGGTTAGAAAAAAAAGACGTTACTTATTTACAACAATACGTTTCATCCACAGAATCAGCAAAAAGAGGTCAACCAAAATATTATGCTATGTTTGGTGGTGCTACAGGAGAATCAGATACTACATCTGGAAGAATGATGTTTGCTCCAGTGCCTGATACCACATATAAATTTAGAGTTCACTACAATGTGGCCCCTGCGTTATTAGAGAATAATGATACCAATTATATTAGTCTAAACTTTCCAAACGGCCTATTATATTGCTGCCTGTCAGAGGCATATGGCTTTCTAAAAGGTCCAATAGATATGTTGACACTATATGAAAATAAGTATAAACAAGAAGTACAGAAGTTTGCTAATGAACAAGTTGGCAGAAGACGAAGAGATGACTACACAGATGGCGCTGTTCGTATTCCAGTAAACTCAGCAAACCCGTAGGAGATAAATTATGGCAATAACATCGGCAATTTGTAACAGTTTTAAAACTGAAATTTTAAAAGGAGTGCACGACTTTACAGCATCTTCTGGAAACACTTTTAATATAGCTTTATATACAAGTTCAGCTACTTTAAATAAATCAACAACTGCGTATACAACTTCAAATGAGGTTTCTGGATCAGGGTATACTGCAAAAGGAAATGCGTTAACAAGCGTAACTCCAGTTCTATCTACAGACACAGC